TCGAAAGGCCGCCAAGCGTATCCTCGACACTTTCAATCAGGGCCTGACAGGCTTTGCGCAGGGCGCCCGAGGCAGGCGACGCATTGGCGAGATCAAAGTTCACCTCGGCCGCCGGGGTGATCGCAAACTCGGTGAAATAATCGATAACGGTCGCCCCGTTCCCCGGATCGAGCACCTTGCCTTGAATGCCATTCAACAAATGATATTCAAAGGTGGCTTCAGCATCATTGCGCAGGCGCTTGAGGCGTTGGGCAACTTCCGCCTGGATCTGCTGGGTCTCAGATTCCGAACCGAATGTGCGGATGCTTTGAATTTCCGAGGCCCACAGCACGTCTTGTTTCTTGAACTGGCGGCAGACAAATGCGCGCACGTCGCGGTGTTCGGGCACTTGTTGGTCATAGGCCGAGCCGCGCTCGGAAAACGGGATCAGCGACAGGGTGCCGTCACGGCTCTCGATAACGACGGTGCGGGACCGCACACCGCGATCGGAGAACAGGCCGGAGCCGGACAGGGTTGCGGGCTTGAACGGGATGTTTTCCAGCGCCCGGGTGAGTTCGATGACCGAAAACGCGTCGGTCGCAAAGATATCCATGGTGGCCACGGTAATCTCCTTTCAGAATAGGATGTTTAACGGGTGAGGATGCCGACAGCGGCGAGCGCGGTATGGGCAGCGGTGATCTCGAGCGCCGTCGGCGTGCCGGCAAACACCAGATCGTTGGCGTTGACGATGGCGGGGCCGCGCAGCAGCACAACTGCATCCACATCGGCCGCGGTGGCATCCGCCGGTCCCCAGAGCACGGCAACGGCAGTTTCTGTGCCATCGACGGCCACAGGATCATGGGCGGCAAACTTGCCCGTAGCGGTGATTTTGCCGAGTACGGTGCCCGGTTCGAGAACCGGATATGTGCCGCCGGTGGCGATGGTGATGACCTCGCGGGTGTAATCCCGAAAAGCCTCCCAAACTAAAAAACCGCCTGCGTGGCGGCCTTCGGTCAAAGTGGTCATGGTTGATTATCCTTTGCGTTTGAAAGTTTGCGCAATCACATCGGCCCAGGGGCGGGAATCGCTATGTTTGCCCGGTTGCGGGTGGGTGGAGGAGATGTCGGGATCATCGGCCGCACGGGCGTCGATCAGGGATTTTCGAATATCCTCAAGGCTGGTTTCAGACGCGAGAAAGCCCGCGGCCATTTGTGGCTGACCTGCCAAGCGGCAGAGATCGACGACAGTTTTGGCATAGACCATTGCCTCGCTGCGGATGGCCGCTGGGTCAGATATGGGTGCTGTTTCTGGCTTGGGCTGGGGCGCAACGGCTGCCACGACCGGTTTGATTTTTGCACCCGGCGCCGGTTTCTGCACGGGTTCAGGAACGGGGTCAGCCTTGGTCGACGGTTCAGGTTTCGGTGTTGGTTCGACCACCGCCATGGTGGGTTTCTCAGCAGGTTTCACCGCCTCCACAATCTCCGGTGGTGTATTTTGAAACTGGCTCACATCAAAACTGGCGGCCATTTTGACCGGCGCAGCGAGGGTATCCGCAAGACCCATGTCCACCGCCTCGGCCGCATCGAGCCAGGTTTCCTTGGCCATCAGTTTTGCGATGTCCTTCTCGGTCTTGCCGGATTTCGCGGCGTATCCCTTGATGAGCGATGCGCCGATCTTGTCCAAAGCCTCGGCCATGGCGCGCATGTCGGCCGCCGTGCCCATCACCATGCCGGAAGGATCATGGATCATCAGGAAGGCGTTTTCCGGCATGATGATCTCGTCACCGGCCATGGCGATGTAGGAAGCGGCCGAAGCGGCAATGCCGTCAATACTCACGGTGACAATGCCCGCGTGGCGCTGCAGCGCATTATAGATTGCCACCGCATCAAACACCGAGCCGCCCGGGCTGTTGAGCCTGAGCGTCAGCGGCGTTGCATCCGGCAATTTGCCAAGGTCGGCCAGAAAGGCTTTTGCCGAAACGCCATACGCGCCGATTTCATCATAGATCGAGATTTCCGCACCATCATTGAGGGCGCAGATCGAATACCAGTTCTTCATGGTGGTTCCTTTGCTACTTTTGCTGTTTTTCGGGATCAACCGGTTTCACGGGTGTGGCTCGCGCCCCCTGGGTTTCACCGGGGCTGGTGCTGTAATGGAGCCCCAGAGCCGCGGCGCGCTCCGCATCGGCGGCATTCTCGCGGTCGATTTCCTCGATGTCGTAACCGGTGGCCTCGACCGCCTTTCGGCGTGATATCAGCCCGGCATTGATTCCGAGCAATTGCGCCTGAATATCCTTCAGCGGATCAACCCAATCCCAGCGTGGCGGGATCCAGTGCACCGATTTGGCCTTGGCCATGTCCGGCAGATCGAGCGCTCCCGACAATGCCGCCGCCTCCAGCCAGCGCTGCCAAACAGGTCGGCAAAACTGGTGCGCCATCACCCCATGCTGCAACTGGCCGATGCGGCGGCGGAACTCGACCAGCTCGGCGCGCAAGCTGGAGTAATTGGCCTGGCGCACATCGCCGGTCACCAGATGATAGGGCAAACCAAGCGAGGCCGAGATCGCCAGCAAGGTACGATATTGAAATGCTTCATAGCCTCCCCCAACATCGGCGGGGCTTGAGAACTTGATGTCTTCGCCGGGCAGCAACACCTGCAAGGTTCCGGGTTCCAAGCTGGCAATGCCGATACCAGTTCCTTCGTCCTCAATCTCCCCCATCAGCGCCTCTTCCGGCGCGTTCTTGGTTATGAAGCCGGCAAACATCGCCGCCGTCTTTTTGCGGTCGAGCTCCGCGTCATCGTACTGGTCCAAGAGAAACAGCCGCACCATGGCCGGGGCCACATGCGGCAGACCCCTGATCTGACCCGCATCGATCGGCCGGTAGATGTGTAAAACGTCTTCGGCCGGCACCCTTGTTGTGTCCGGGATTACCGGGCCGCGGTCCGTGCTGTCACCAGGGTGGCGGCGACGAAAGTGGTAGGCCACGCGACGATCAGGTCAAACTCGATGCCGCAGCGGATGCGGTTGCCATTGGGTGCGGTTTCGACCTTCTCGAACGGAAGCATTTCCGATTGCAGCAGCTGCAATTGCATTGGCACCAGCAAGCCGTCTTCGGTGCGACGTGGGCGGATGCGCACGAAGCATTCGCCGGCCACAAACATCTCGCGGGCAATCATTGCCTGCAGACCGTAAAAATCGGTCAGCCCGTCGGCATCCGCCTGATCGGTCCAGGCCAGCCACAGGCGTTGGACATGATCCCGCAACTCTCCATCCTCGATCAGCGACGAAGGTTTGATCCCGTCCCCGACCAGATTGGCCGCATAAGCCTCGCAAGCATTGGCGGCGTAACCATTGGTCACCACCAACTCCCGCGAGCGCGCCAACAGGCGCGGTCCGCCTGAGGCCACCAGCGAGTTGATATTTTCGAGCGGTGGCTGCCAGCCCCGCAGACGGCGGCGAGACATTGCCCCTTCGAGACGGGCACGCACGCTGCTTGGGCCGCCGGTAGGTTGGCGGCGAAACAGGTCAAACAATCCCATGGGTCAGAGACCTTTACTGGTCGTAACCCGCACCTGCCGGATCACCCTACGACCTTCGAGCGTGGCTATCTCCCGATCCAACACATCAATGGCGCGGTCGATTTCAGCGAGGCTGCGGTATTCCACCGTCTTGCCGTCATAGCTGACCCGGGCCACACCACTGGCGCGCGAGGCCGCCAGCGCCTCACGGCGGGTTTGAAGTTCTGCCAATGTGGCCACGGTTACCTCATATAGTTCGAGCGCACGGAACGGCGCTGAGTTGCGGGACGGCTTTTCCGCGCGGCTTTCAGCGCGCCTGTGCCGGTTTCGCCACCCGGTGCTGCCACCTGCCGCTCCAACTCATTCCATTGCTTTTCCGACCAGCGGTCGGCCCCGAGGATCCATGCCGCCGCGCGGGCATAGACCCGGCAATCGAGCGCCTCGTTGCGTTCGCGCAGCTTCTGCCACTCAAGACGGGCGAACCCGCGTTTATTCCTGACCGTCACCAGTTGCTCGGCAACCAGTTGCTTCAGCCATTCAGAATCAATCCAGCCCGGCAGGTGCAGCGTTCCGGGTGGATAATTCGTTCCAGCCGCCAGTTCCTCGGGCGTCGGCCGTTCCAATCGCAAGAACCGGTAAGTCTCAGATTTGAAGGTCGAGACCGCCACGGTCCACAGCCGCGCGCCACGGCGCAGGCGTTTGCCCGCGATGGTTGCGTCAACGAAGGTTGGCCCTGACACCGGACTGGCCCGATTGAAGCCCTCCACCCCCTTGACCGGAGCCACCTGGCCAAAGCCGACCTTGCGGGCCCAGCCATAGACGGCCGGAGTTTCATAGCCGGTATCAACGGCCAGCCGCGCGATGGTCATCTGGCTGCCGTTCTCGTGCAGCCATGTACGACCCAGCAAAACCGTCAGGCCATTCCAGCAGGATTCGGACCCGGGACCACCTTCGATCACGATGTGATCGATCAGCCAGCTCTCCAAACCCCGGCCCCAAGCCCAGACATCGACCTCGATCCGGTCTTTTTGAACATCCGCACCCGCGGTCAGGAACAGGGCGTTTGCGGGCACTGTGCCCGGTTTCCACTCTTCCTTCCTGTCCAGCAGCCGCTGCCAGTCCGGCGCTTCGCCGCTCTCGACCCAGGTCTCGCCAAGGATAGTATTCTTGAAGGCCCGAATAGAATCGTCGGACCCCTGCGCTGCCTCCCAGCTGCGCGCGATCCTTTCCCAGCTCAGCCAGCCGACCGGCGAATAGAGCGCTGACAGGTGATAGCCGACCGTGGTCGGGTCAGCACTTTCAGCCGTTGCCCGCCATTCTCCAGCTTCCAGCATTGCCGTCTTGTGGTGCTCGGCAATCGGTTCTTCGCAGGCTTCG